TCAAGACGCTTCTCCTTCTTGGCGGTTCCGTGCTTCTTCTTGGAGACAATTCTACCGTGCTTGTTCATGATAAGGTGGTGCTTCAAAAGACCTCCAGAGGTCTTGTAAGCGGTCTGATGCCAGACCTGAGCACGAGAGCCTTCTAGGTGTTCGTAGGTACGACCGTGAATATGGTAGAGCTTATCAGCGGATCTCATGTGTTTCTTGACCATGGTATTATACTATGATGAAAGAAATAAATATTTGTGACACTCGAGTAAACGCGCCTAACGCTAAATATTGTATATTGGTTCAAAACCTGTTTTTGCGCATACTGATCGGCACGGCTCCATTACGGAGACCGTCTATAATGGGTGCAGGCGGAATACTGTATGGATCTATCTGTGGGTCATATCCGTACACTATCTTTCCACCACGCGTATGACGAACAAGATCAACCAGACGAGCGACTTTGGTCTGTTTGTTTCCTGGAAAGGTTTCTTTAGTAACGTCACCTATAGGACTACAATAACTAGCACCCGCCTCACGATATACGTTACATTGGGTTCGGTCTTTTATGATTTGACGGTATCTAGATGAAAACATGTTGAAACAAACTATATAAGATACTACTCTACGTAAATGTTATATTCTAAACCCTTATGCCTAAACTTTGAATCAACTTGACTCAAATTGAATCCAATATATAGATAGATACATCAGAACATATATTATTACTTGTTCTATCTAGTATTCCACAATGAGCGCAAAAACAACCAAGACATCTAAACAATCTGACACCGACACCCAGTTGGCTTCTAAGTATCAACAGAAGACTGACAAACAACACATTTTGGACAACCCTGACACCTATGTGGGTTCTGTCGAAAATGTAGATTCGGACGTATGGCTACTCGACTCTGAAACGGGCAAAATCAAATCCACTGCTGTAGAGTATATCCCTGCCCTATACAAACTCTTTGATGAAGGTATTGTCAACTGTCGTGACCACGTAATCCGCATGGCACAGGCATGTGCAAACAAGGAGGACGGTGCGCTACCTGTCACAAACATTGATATTAGCATTGCAGACGATGGCACCATTACCATGTACAATGACGGAAACGGTATTGACGTCGCAAAACATCCTGAATACGATGTTTGGATTCCTGAACTTATATTCGGTCGTCTCCGCACGTCCACGAACTACAACAAGACAGAAGAAAAGATCGTTGGTGGCAAAAACGGGTTTGGTTTCAAACTCGTTCTCATATGGTCTACAGATGGTTCGGTAGAAACAGTTGACCACAAACGTGGACTTAAATACAGTCAAGGGTTTCATAACAATCTTGAAATCATTGACCAGCCTAAAATCACCAAATGCAAAAACAAGCCATATACTCGCATCACGTTCAAACCCGACTACGCACGCCTTGGTATTCCTGGTCTCACTCCACATATGATTTCATTGTTCCGACGCAGAGTATATGACGTCGCAGCACTCACTGGAAGAGGAATACGGGTAAAATGCGATTCATTACCTGTTCCTGTGCGCACATTTAGTCAATATGTAGATTTATATCTTGAATCCAATGCTAAAAAGGTATGTGATGCACCACATGACCGATGGGAATATGCAGTGGCACTTGCACCCAGCCACGAGTTCACACAAATATCGTTTGTAAACGGCATTCATACCAACAAGGGAGGCAAACATGTTGATTATATTGTTGGACAAATTACTAGAAAACTCATCGCATACATAGAGAAAAAGAAAAAGGTCGTGGTCAATACCGCAGCCATCAAGGAACAACTTATGGTATTTGTACGTTGTGATATTGTAAATCCAGCGTTTGACAGCCAAACAAAGGACTACATGAACACGCCGTCTTCCAAGTTTGGTTCAACATGCACGGTTGATGACAAAATCATAGAGAAGATTGCTAAAATGGGGGTTATGGACGTGGCATGCGCTATATCAGAAATCAAAGATACGCGTGCAGCCAAGAAGACTGATGGAGCAAAGACCAAAAATATTCGAGGTATTCCGAAACTCATCGATGCAAACTGGGCTGGCACGGCTCGCTCCAGCGAATGCACCATCATATTGTGTGAGGGAGATTCAGCAAAGGCTGGCATCGTATCGGGGCTATCGTCTGATGACCGCAACAACATTGGAGTCTATCCTATGAAAGGAAAGATCATGAACGTGCGCGGTGAAAACCGTAAGAAGATTTCAGACAACGCTGAAATCATCGACATCAAGAAGTTCCTCGGCCTCGAGGTAGGCAAGACATACAAAGATGCAGACGCCGTGCGCGCATCATTACGCTACGGCAAGGTGCTGTTCATGACTGATCAGGATCTGGACGGAAGTCACATCAAGGGCCTTTGTCTCAATCTATTCCAAACAGAATGGAACTCACTCTCGCAAATACCAGAGTTCATTGGCTTCATGAACACTCCTATTCTCAAGGCACGCAAGGGCGCACAGACACTCTTATTCTACAACGAAGGTGAATATGCAGCATGGAAAGACAATGCAGACACCAATGGATGGGATATCAAATATTACAAGGGTTTGGGAACCAGCACAGGCAAGGAGTTCAGAGAATACTTCGCAAACAAAAAGGTAGTCTGGTTCTCACACACAGGTGAGGTCAGTGACGACACAATGGACATGGTCTTCAACAAAAAACGCAGCGACGACCGCAAGGATTGGTTAGGTGGGTACCAACGCAAGAGTTTTGTGGATACTGCTCTACCCACAATCCCCTACGAGGAGTTCATTCACAAAGAGTTGATTCACTTCTCCAAGTATGATTGCGAACGCAGCATCCCCAACGTGATGGACGGTCTCAAGATTAGTCAACGTAAAATCCTATATTCAGCGTTCAAGAAAAATCTTACCAACGAAATCAAAGTCGCACAGTTCACAGGCTACGTATCTGAACACTCAGGATACCACCACGGTGAAGCATCACTCAACGGAGCCATCGTAGGCATGGCGCAAAACTATACAGGCTCGAACAATATCAACCTCTTCGCACCCAACGGACAGTTCGGCACGCGGTTGCGCGGCGGAAAAGATAGCGCATCGGAGAGGTATATTTACACTCATCTATCACCAATCACGCGTCGTCTATATCCTACTGCAGACGATCATGTATTGCAATACCTTGACGACGATGGAATGCTAGTAGAACCACTGTATTATGCACCCATCATACCTATGGTTCTTGTCAATGGAACCAAGGGCATCGGTACAGGCTTCAGCACAGACGTCATGTGCTACAACCCAACCGATATTATCGCACATATACGCGACAGGCTTGCCACTGGCACGTTTCCGGAGCGAAAGTTTATTCCCTATTATGAAGGGTTTGGAGGCACCATAAGCGAAGTAGATGAACACAAGTTCCTTGTTCGCGGGCGACATGAAGTGATTGGAACCGACAAGGTGCGGGTGACGGAACTGCCAGTAGGAACATGGACAGATGATTTCAAAGAGTACCTAGAGAAACTCACCGAGACTACCGACAAAGCAGGCAAGAAGGTCGTTCCGATTGTAAAGGACTTTGACGATATGAGTAAGGACACCACAGTAGACATTACCATCACTATCCCCGCTGGAAAACTCGCGGAGTTACAAAGCAAGGTTCTTGATCCTGTCACATGTTGCACCGAACTAGAAAAGGTTCTCAAATTATACACCACTGGTTCCACAAGTAATATGCATTTGTTTGGGGCTGACGACAAACTCAAAAAGTATGCGTCTCCCAATGAAATCATCGCAGACTACTTTGATGAACGACTCATCATGTATCAGAAGCGCAAGGCGCATATGATTGCAGTGCTCACCGATGAACTGCTTGTGTTGAAAAACAAACATAGGTATATTCAGGACACATTGGACGACGAGGTGGATCTGCGTCGCAAGACAAAACAACAGATTAACGAGATGCTTACCGGACGCGGCTACGACGTCATTGACGACGACAATGACTTCAAGTATCTGACCAAGTTGGCGATGGATTCGGTCACGGAGGAGAACGTCGCGAAGTTGGCGAAGCAGTATGCGGACAAGCAGGCACAGCTGACTGAGTTAGAAGCAACTACCGTCGAGCAGATGTGGACAGGTGAGTTGGATGCATTAGATGCAGAATACGTCAAGCATCGCGAGACCCTACGACTAGCAAACGCGTCCGATGGCGGCGCACCGAAAAAAAAGAAAGTATTATTAAAGAAAAAAAAGTAAAGCATAAATAGAAATCCTATTGTATATATAGAATGACAAAGGTTGATTGTAGTAATGTTTATGTAGATACTTCAACATTTTCTACTCAAGAGATAAAGTTTGACGGGGCGTTCGCGCGAGTAGACATCAAATGCGGAGAGTTGGTCGAGAAGGGAATCATGCGGCGTCTCAGCGATAATGAACACAAAATGTTTGATGGATCAAAGAGCCCATATGTTTTTACTTGGTCAGAAGATATACCCAATCATACATGGGCGTTCCCGTCCGGATGCGCCGCGTTCTACAACTCAGGGTTGGATGCGGATACGAACACACGCATGGTGAGATTCATGTCTGAAGATAGGTTTGAAATCTACGCCAAGAGAGATATTTCTGTTGGCGAAGAACTGACACACACGTACAAAAGTTTGCGGTGGCGGGAGGCGTTTAATGAATTGTATAGTGAACTGGTCAAATCTTAAGCAACTACTCCTTTAGAGACTACGACATCTTGTTGTATAGGTAATTTGTATTGTATTATAAATAATATAACTGTATTATAAAATAGAGTATGGTATTTAATACTACCACCGCAGTGGCTGGATATCCAGTATTTGAACAGGTAGGAGACGACATCGACGGCGAGAATGTGGAAGACAAATCAGGCTATTCCGTGTCGTTAAGCAGCGACGGCTCCGTCGTCGCCATCGGGGCGCCAGGTAATGACGACGCCGGTACCTATGCAGGTCACGTGCGCATCTACCAGAACGTGAGTGGAACATGGACAAAGGTAGGAAACGACATCGACGGCGAGGCCGCGAACGACTATTCAGGCCGGTCCGTGTCGTTAAGCAGCGACGGCTCCGTCGTCGCCATCGGGGCGACAAGTAATGCCGACGCCGGTCACGCTGCAGGTCACGTGCGCATCTACGAGAACGTGAGTGGAACATGGACAAAGGTAGGAGACGACATCGACGGCGAGGCTAGGCTCGACAGTTCAGGCTATTCCGTGTCGTTAAGCAGCGACGGATCCGTCGTCGCCATCGGGGCGCCAGGTAATGACGACGCCGGTTACGATGCAGGTCACGTGCGCATCTACCAGAACGTGAGTGGAACATGGACAAAGGTAGGAGACGACATCGACGGCGAGGATATGTTCGACAGTTCAGGCGAATCCGTGTCGTTAAGCAGCGACGGCTCCGTCGTCGCCATCGGGGCGACATATAATAACAGCGCCGGTCACGTGCGTGTGTACCAGAACGTGAGTGGAACATGGACACAGGTAGGAGACGACATCGACGGCGAGAATATGGACGACTATTCAGGCTATTCCGTATCGCTAAGCAGCGACGGCTCCTTCGTCGCCATCGGGGCGACAGGTGACGCCGGTTACATTGCAGGTCACGTGCGCATCTACCAGAACGTGAGTGGAACATGGACAAAGGTAGGAGACGACATCGACGGCGAGAATGTGGACGACTTTTCAGACATTTCCGTGTCGTTAAGCAGCGACGGCTCCGTCGTCGCCATCGGGGCGACAGGCACCGATGCAGGTCACGTGCGCATCTACCAGAACGTGAGTGGAACATGGACAAAGGTAGGAGACGACATCGACGGCGAGAATGTGGGCGACAATTCAGGCTATTCCGTGTCGTTAAGCAGCGACGGCTCCGTCGTCGCCATCGGGGCGCCATATAATGACGGCGCCGGTTACGCTGCAGGTCACGTGCGCGTTTACAAGTTATACGCTCCCCCACTCGCACCCGCACCCATCTGTTTCCCAGCGGGTACGCCCGTCCTCACGGATCAGGGCGAGATAGATATCGACAAGATTGATCCTGAGAAACATACAATTAACGCAAACAAGATTGAAGGGATAACCGAAACAACCAGTATTGAAAACTACGTGGTTATGATCGAGAAGGGTGCGTTTTCCGAACACGTCCCCTGTCGCGACACGATCATATCAGCAAACCACAAAATCATGTTTAATAATCATATGGTTCAGGCTCGCGAGTTCTTGGATAAGAGTGAGTTTAATGAAACTATCTATAAGATGGAATATACTGGAGAGACTTTGTACAACGTGTTATTAGAAAACAAACATTGTGTAATAGTAGTGAATAATCTTATCGCTGAGACGTTGAATCCTACCAGTGTGAATGCATGGCTGTTCCGCAAGTTAAAGAGTGATATATCCAATGCAGAGAGAAAAGAGGCCATGGATGCGTATATGCAACGAGTATTCCCAGCACCTGTATTATCATTATCCTCTTTTATGATTGGATGTAAGTAAGTATTCGATATTTAACGATCCATAATGGACTTGCGGTCCAGAATAACACCCTTACATACCTTACTTGTGATGCGAGCCTCTACATCCAAATCATTCACCCTCATAATATCTGTAACTAATCTGTGATACTGCTCACGCCGAGAGACGGTTCCTCGGAAATGGTCTGGGTACACTACTCTCCAGTCATCTACCATGCGCCCCAACTTGCGACCTACCAAAAACACAGAATTAGCCAACATTTTCATAGCCTTATCATTTTTTTCCCATCCCGTAGCATCTTTCACGCATACCGTATTGCGCCGCGCATCTGTGCAGTGTATCGGTCTCTCTGTAATAGCCATGTCCTGTATCGACTCCAAAATCTTACGGGTTATCGTAGCCACGTATCCATCATGATCCATACGGTCCAAATCCGTGACTGTACACTCGATGGAATCCATCACTTCTTTCAACGTATACGCATCTTTGCAGTCTTCGTTGAGAAACACATTTAGATTAAACTGATTATTATTCGTCGTATTGTTATTTGTGATACATTGCGGACCATTTAGAGTTATCGCTTCGACTAGCAAGCGGGTCTGCTCTGATGTAGCCTCATCGCGTTTCGCCTGTATAACTGCAGCCTGCTCTATTGCAGCCGTTTGCGCTGACATTTGTGTTTCCATCATCGTCTGAAAACATTTCAGGAGAGTAGTATCACTTATACTTTCATGAACTATGTTTTCGGGAGGAGGACTGTTATTGGAGGGTTCGATATGATGCGTACATTTTTTTTTATGATACCATAATGCACTGCGACTATTATATATATTTCCACAGTCACATGAATACTTAATGCCTACTTCAGTATTTGTTATACTAATACTATCACTATCAGGTTGCCCTTTTTTAGATACATTATTGTGTTTCCCTGTTGTCATGTGACGCTTTAATTCAGTTGTAGTTTGGAAGACGATGTTACATGTAGTACATTCAGTACTACGTTTTTCGGGCATTTGTTCTAAACCTGTTCTAATTCTATGCTTTGCAGTAGATAGATGTCTATTGTAGTGATATTTATTACTGCATATATAGTCACATTTTTCACACTTAAATATAATGCCCTTTTTATCTACGTTTTTTGTTCTAATAGTACTCATATTGTTCTAAAGTTGTTCTAAAGTACGTACATATAAAAGGGCATTAAATACTCGTCAAAATCAACGAAAATTTCTCTTATGCAGCAAAACATGAAAAGTACCCCAAGGTTTGTTAGCATAAGAATTTAAAAAAAGTAAAGTTCAAAAGTCCTCAAGAAATTTGTAAAACGACAAAAATAAATGTCGTTTTGTACTTTGTTGAGAGACTTTTGGGAAAAGTAAATTTATAAATGGGGGAACTCTTCCCACAACTTTCCAAAAATTATCCTTACAATAAAAATAAACAATATATATATTTTATTTTTATTAGTTGATTAGTTGATTAGTTGATTAGGTTAGACATCACGGTATAATACTTTGGAACACAACCATGTTCCAAGGATGATCCACATTCCATCGAGGAGAGTTCCTCCCTTGGTGAATATCCAGCGCATCGCAGCGCAGTGCGGCGAGGAGATGAGGAATGGCGATAGCAAGAATCCGTATAGAGATGGGTACGCACAGAACTGTACATACAGTTGCGCGGTTACGAAATGCAACGCAATCCAGAAGAGGTATATGCTGGATACAGCGAATACCTGTTTGATATAAGGGAGACAACTGGTTGCATGTAGTTTGATAAACTCTCCAAACTGTCGATATACCTTAGACATTTCGCGTTCGTATTCCTCGTCTATTTGGGTTAAGTCTATTAAGTCTGTCTCATAGTCAATAGCATCGACGTGTTTTTCTTCTTCACTGTCTGTGCATTGACTGTGGATATCGTGTTCGTCGTCGCTATATCGACGAATGCTGGCGTTACTATTTGTGCGACTGCGCTTCCTGCTGCTGCTAGTGGATTGAGTTCTATTAGTCGAGACACTTTTATCCGATTCATTATCGGAATAATCACTTGTTTCTTGGCTATTACGGCGACGCATGTTAGAACGTGTAGATGTTGATGACATATTGTCTACAAAGGGATGATACATAAAGGTTTTTATCAAACTTCATTCAATTTATGTGAGGATATTTTGTTGGTAGGTTCTATTTCATCTAGCCATTTTTCGCTGACTACATGCGTATATGCAATATATCCCTTCAATAAATAATTCAAACATTTTTCAAAGTACGCCTTCCCCATAGCGAACGAAACCGTTCTGTTTTTCAAATAGTAAGTATAAATATCCTCAAATGCGATAGTTCGGTCATCACTGTCAGCGAGATGTGTTTTGAAATGTCCTCTAGCGCATTCCAGAATGCTGATTACCGCACTGGTCTTGTTCCACATGGAACATTCCATTCGCAGAATAAACTTGTTGGCTGCTATTTCCACGTCGGTATAGTAGTATCGTAAAATATTCAGAATATCGTCATCGATAATACGTCCATTTGACATACACGTCTCTTTATTTTCAAGAAGAAATGCCTGAAACAATGCGGATATTTCGTCGACCTCGTAATCGTTTGCAGTCTTATTATTAGTTACCGATGGCTTCATGGTTGCAGTCCAAAATGTCATAAAATCACTAACCACTGGGAGATGTTTGCTTGTCAAATTAGGGAACGTGTCTGTTTCTGTATCGTACGTATATTTTTCCATGAGTAGTGTTTTTAACGTAGTGTTGCTTACCACTCGTGGTAACGCAAAGTCTGATCTGAACCTTTTCCATATGTATTGCACGTTGCGCCACGTCATGACAGCCTTTAGTTTAGGATGTGCCACGATGGCTTCGTCGTTTCCCACCGTAACGCATTCGTTGCAGAATTTGTCAACCATTTGTTGAGGAGTGTTATTTTTCATGAAGAGTGCATAACTGCGTAACTCTTCTCGTTTGTCTAGGAACGCGTCTGCATGCGTATTAGCGTTGGAGTAGTGCGCTGCAACACATAGCAAGTTTAATGCATTTTCTTTGAGCATCTCAAACCAGTTGTCGGCGAGAGAAGAACTGTTGCGCATGCGTATCAGTCTACAGTTGGTCAAACTTACCGTATCACAATATTTGGTGATGAAGTTTCCAGTTAAGTTAGCATGACCTTCAATCATACCATAAAGAAGGTCTAGTTTTGCAAGGTTTTGCTTGGCTGCCGGAGAGACGTAGTATGTGCATTCTGTGGTTTTTTTCAGAATATTGTCACCAATGCATGTGAGAAAGTACTTGGCCTCATTTCGCGTCAAGAAATAATTTGGCGATAACGCGGTAAGTACTTTTTGGATTGTCTTTGTTTCTGGGAGCAATTGCTTGAATAGATGACGATCTTTTATCTTTCTGATAAGACTTATTTTTGTCTTGTGTTTCCAATCCATGAGAGCAGTATTGTCATATGTGATTGTAGAGAGAAGATGATAAATGATATCGTCCTCTTTTACATTTGTATAGTTAATTCCATCATATCGATAAAAGGTGTTCGACGTAGGTAAGTAATAGTATGGATTGTTCACCAAGAATACGGTCTTGAATGATTTTAGTTCCTGTTCAAGCAGTATCTTGCGCTGTGAGTTCTCTTCGTGAACCCGATTTTCGGTTGCAAGGGTAGTCGGTAGAATAGTAGTCAAGTGTAGTTGAAGCCGTGTTCTCATATATTCGTTATTCTTACATTGTCCCATAATTTTTTCTAGAAGGTCTGAACATTCTGTGGAATAATTTACAATGTCGGACATGATGTGAGGTATGAGTTTTTTTAACATATCGATATATGTTTATATCATAATATGGTATATATTGTGTATATCAGTGGCAATATATTTAGTCGTCTCTCTTTTCACACACTGCAATCACATAAGTAAATCCATTCGTTCCTCCACACAAGTTGTTAATATATATTTGTGCTGCGTATCGCAACATGCTAAAAATAGGTGATGGAAGACCAAAATTGTCAGGACATGTCAGGTTATCAAAAAAATATTTATAGTATGGTTTGAATGTCTTATCACTAATATCTTCTATCTTTACACGAAATCCTATATCTTCTAATTGTTTTGTGTATTCACGAATGCCTATTTTATTTGCGTCTGGGATGGCGAACATTTCGCTAAATGCATTTCGATTCATCGTATTGAATATATTTATGCTAGTAGTATCATTGTAAAGAATATCAGCCATAACAAGTTTTCCTCCCTTCTTAAGTACTCTATAGGCTTCCCGAAAGAAGTTCTCTCTAGGAATATAATGAAAAGCCGATTCTAGAGAGACAACTCTATCATATGTAGCGTCTTTCCGGTCAATCATGCATGCATTACCTGTTTCAAACTTGATGTTTCTGCGATTATCTCCCTTTTTAGCAGCATTGCGCGATTCCGCTTGGGCAGACCGGATCGATGTTTCGTCAATGTCTATACCTTCGATGCGGCCTTTGATTTTGTGCGCCCAGTAGAAGTCTTGTTCTCCATACCCACATCCGATGTCTAGTATTCTATCTGCGTTCTTTAGAGTCCCTTTCGTATAGATCATTTTACACAGTCGTCGATTGGCATCTTTGAGTGTCATGGTTGACTTGTCCCAGTATCCATAGTTCATAAAGTTGGAATCTTCATTACCTGTAACGCTCTTAAGAATGCGGATAAGAGACTTATATGTATTAAACTTTTCATTCATGAAGGTAAATGCAAAATAACAAGTCAATAGTATGATAGTTAAACATGGCATAACTACAATGATCATGATACAAATCACAATCTGAGTAAGTATCTGAAGTATCTGTTTAATCTTCTCCATTGGTTCATGAATAAACTTATTGCATCCCAATTCAATTAGGTTTCCAGTTGTTGTGTGAGGTGATTCCATTGGTTCTCTCTCTCTACTGGGGTATATACACATCTATAGTATTTATTCTGGAACATATATACGCATTTCACAATACTGCGTTAAATATACAACAGGTGCGTAAGAATATAAAGATTTTCACAGAGATTACTCATATCCCAATCATGTCAACCGAGACTGAAAACAATGTGTTGACGCTAAAAACTGTTCAAATATCTCCATTTCGAACTTTAATGACCGCATTAAAGGACATCCTTTTGGAAACGAATATTACCTTCCAGGCAGATGGAATACGTATAATCAATATGGATAAAAGTCATACGGTTCTTGCTCACATGCATCTTGCCGCACCCAATTTCGAGTTCTATGAGTGTAAAAAAGAGAAAATCATCATTGGTGTCAATATGTTTCACTTATTCAAGTTGATTAATTCAATTGATAATGACGATACTCTCACCATGTACATCGAAAACGATGACTATGCTGACGGCGTCGTTTCGCATCTCACTCTTAAGTTTGAAAATGGCGACATCAAACAGTGTAAGACACAGAAGTTGCGCCTTATCGAACCGGATACGGAAGAACTCCAGTATCCTGATGTAAACTTTTCATCTATCATCAACTTACCTGCAGTGGACTTTCAAAAGATTATTCGCGATCTTTCATGCATTTCAGATAAGATTGAAATCAAATCAGTCGGCAACGAACTGATTTTTAGGTGTGCTGGACAGTTTGCGTCTGCTGAAATACATCGCGCCGAAGCCGATGGAAGTATGGCATTCTTATTGAAACAAGATTCATCTAAGATTGTTCAAGGAGAGTTTTCACTTAAGAATCTAGGATATTTTATCAAATGTACAAATTTGTGTTCACAGATTGAAGTTTATCTTGAGAACGATTTACCCCTTGTGGTGAAGTATAATGTCGCATCCCTAGGTGAAATAAAACTATGCCTCGCGCCACTACCAAGTTCCTAATCGTGTAGGCCTCTGTAATAATTCCTACACCTACTATATATACATGGCATCTACTAGATTTAGAGACGACATAGCGCGAAAAGAAGATCAACTCAGACAATCTACAGGTCCGTGTGACTATATGATGAATGTACCTGGAAATGGAACTGCACCGTCATATATGGAAGACCCACACATTCGACTTCAGAAATGGGGAGCAAATCTAGCAAATAACTCAGTCACGATCGAGGGTTCGCTCAAAGGCCTCAGACAATCTGGACGCGACTGTTTAGGAAAGGACGAATATACACGTTCCACACCCGTCGTAGATACCAATAATTTTCCATCGAATGTCGCACTTACTACTGACCAACCGCGAGCCACTAACCCCGCATGGGAGTTGCGCGACCAAGCAACCATGCAACATGGTGACCCAACATTCGTTGACCCTCAGTCAAACATCTTTCAACCGTTCAGAACCAATGTTAGCACACGTATCTTAGAGAAAGATCATTACACACAACCCAAAATACAGCAACCTCTTACACTTCAGTTTCTTCTTCCTGCACATGCACCAACCAATAAGAAATAATCCTCAAACACTCTTATTTAGAATAAGTAGATTCGTTACATATTAATCTACTTATACATTATATACATGGAGGCCATTATCCCTATGATTGCCCTTGGCGGATTAGCCTACTCTATGGGCGAAGAACCAGATAAGACAAAGACAAAACAAAGAACCAGAACACGCGACAAACCGGCAGAAGGATACACAAATATGAACAGAGGTAATACTGTTCCTGGGTCAGTTCCTGATTCCTATCCCGTTCCACAGCAACAGCAGCGTGGCCAAGACATCCAGCAGAGAAAGTCTGACCCGTATGCAACGCATGCGCATACGTCTTCCAACACTGCAGCAGCAAAATACTTTGACCAAAACAAGTATTACCAAGATTCTGTTCGAGGAACGCCAACCAGTAACACGATACGTCAAACCTATTCCCTCACAGGAAATTATGTGGATGAAACCAACTTTAAACATAATAATATGACACCATTTTATGGTGGTCGTGCTACACAGCAAACCATGGAGGGACAATACAGTGATTCCATGCTGGACAACATGACTGGTGGCGGATCTGCCGCTACCAAAAAAGTGGAACAGGCACCGCTCTTCAAACCAGAAGACAATGTGCAGTGGGCATCTGGTGCACCCAATGTTACCGACTTCATGCAGTCACGTACCAATCCAGGTCTGTCTCGTAATAATGTTAAGCCATTTGAAAGCGAGATGGTCGCACCCGCACTCAATGGTGGATATAACACTGCTGGTCAGGGTGGGTTCAACTCAGGTATGGAGTCACGCGACAAATACATGCCAAAAAGTGTTAACGAACTCCGTGCAGCAACCAACCCCAAGATGGAATACTCTCTTGCTGGTCATCAAGGCCCCGCCAACTCGATTATCAAAAACACTGGTATCATGGGTAAGATGGAACAACATAAGCCTGACACCTACTTCGTACAAACCCAAGATAGATGGCTCAAGACTACTGGCGAGGAGAAGGCACCCACTGCGAGATCGCAACAGGAGGTGCACGATACTGCGCGCATGACGAGCCAGTCTTACGCAGGCATCGCCGCGCCCGCAGGCGAGCGCACGGCCGCGTACCTTCCGGGCAACTATGAGGCATCCGACCGTGTGCAACTGCCTGCACAGCCCATTACGAATCCTACTGGATATAATCAAGGCACTGACACTACTAGAGTTAAGAAGAGTTATAACAATGTAACCACAAATCGTTCCGTCGATAACGAGTCTGGAAGAGAACGTATATTTGGAAGCGGGCTAACCACCGCGATCGGTGCGGTTATCTCTCCATTGACCGACATGTTTAGACCAACTAAAAAACAAGAGGTTATTGACAACGTGCGCATCTATGGTGACGCTGGGTCCAGAGTGGAGCGTGCACCCATTGTGGACCCCAACGATGTCCTTCCCACCACTACCAAGGAGACCACCATGTTCTCTCCCGATACCTATATTCAAAACCAATCTGGAGATGCATATCTTGTTACACAACATCAACCTATTCCTAATCAACGTGACACCACCAATCAGAGTGCTATAAACGGTGTTGGTGGCGCAGGAACCACACACGGAGCGCAACACTACGGAGCCGCCTACAACCAAGTGAACAACGAATCCAAGGAGAAGTCCATCGTAGGCCGCACGAACCATGGTAACACACAAATGTTTAACGGGAGTGTGAACGTGTCTGTGGCCAAGAATGAACACGACCGCGACAATAACCGCATGTGGGCGCCTTCGAACATGCCTTCCCAGTCCATGTCCAAAGAGATGTACGGAAAATTCACCGAACCCCAAGGCTACCAACAGAACGTGGCCGTCGAACGCATGGCACCCGACCTGCTTACCGCGTTCAAGTCGAACCCCTACACACATAGTCTGACTTCCGCTGGGAACATGTAGGTGTTCTCTCTCCATCTATATTTTTAAAGTCAATCTTGTATGATGATTGTTTTTAGCAACCTCGTATTCCACAAAAGAAACAAATGTGGAAATAGAGTACAAATGCAAACAGACCTCGATACATCGATGCGTTTAGGCACAGATGCGTGGACGCATGGAAAACAGTTCGTCGCCTATATTCTCAATTATTTAGAGGAGACCGATTGGTTTGTCCCGCTCGGCGACGTGATGCGCCCCGACGACGATGACGATATTGGAAATTTTATGTAAAGGTATACTATATATACGATATGAGTTCGCTTGGAAAAGACGCTACTACAGAAGACTGGGCTGCTGCAGCAGCAGCCCGACGCAAAAGCAATGGTAGCAACAGCAGTGCTGCTCCAAGTGAGGAATATCTAGCACAAAAAAAGGCTGATATTCGACACATTAGAAGTGGGGAAGCATCTCCAGCTGATAAGAAAAGATTTGAGTCTGTCTATGCACTGGATATAGAAGGCGAAATTGCTGACGCAAAACGCAGTGGAAGCCCTACTGTTCCTATTAAAATACCTACGAAAAGATCCTCCAGCGCTCCTTTCGGTGGTCGTCGTATTGGACGTCGTTCCAAAAAAGGAAGAAAGACAAAAGGAAGAAAGACGAGAAGAGGGAAGCGTGTTCGAAAATCGAAGAAGGTTTGTCGTTCAGCGAAGTCTAGCAAGAGATATAACAGAGTTTCCCGTCGAAGGTAAGTTAAGACAGTAGTACTGACAATAAGAATATAAATGGTGCATACCAAATAGTATACACCATCTCTAGAGAGAAATATGGAACTACATCAGGACATTGGTACTCGCCTGAACGGTTTTATAGAAACCCATACCATTCCGCATATCATATTCCATGGGGCATCTGGTTCGGGTAAGCGAACAATTATGACTAACTTCATATCCAATATTTATCATAATGACAAGCAGACGATTAAGGATTATGTGATGCGTGTGAACTGTGCGCAAGGGAAAGGGATTAAATTTATACGTGAAGATTTGAAGCATTTTGCAAAGACGCATATTAACACGCGAGGTGGTCATCTATTTAAGAGCATTATCCTTATGAATGCCGACAAGTTGACAATCGATGCGCAGTCTGCGCTGCGCAGATGTATCGAAGTGTTTAGCCACACCACCCGTTTTTTTATTATAGTTGAGGACAAATATAAGTTATTAAAACCAATTTTGTCACGTTTTTGCGAGATATATGTTCCTCTTCCTATAATTGAAGGGGTTTCTAAAAATCTATACAAATATAATGTGGATGCAACCTTTAGTCATATTCGGGCGGATACATCACGCCAGACAACGTTGCGACGTCTTTTGACGGATTTGAGTAAGAATACTACAACTGATATGATACGAGAGTGTGTAGAAACTCTTTATGACAATGCTTTCTGTGTAGCCAATATTGTATCTATAATCGAAAGTAGAAATTCGTTTCAGATTGACAACTATAAAAAGCATACTGCGATGTTTCGGTATAATCAGGTGAAGCGAGAGTTTCGAAGCGAAACAATGTCGATGTTTTTTCTATTATATGCATTATTTTTACGTTCAACTGACACTTTAGAAAATATGCTGCTTATGTAAATGGATGATTTTACAGTAAGCGGTCTTCATGAGTCAAAGAACGAGTGGGCTTCAAGGTTGCTTACGATTCTTGCTCCACATATTATCGATGGTTTTAGATCAATATTGGAGGAAAGTCTTGTTCTGTGTCGCGAAAATGATGAAGTTGACAAATATCTGATGACATTTCAAAATCTAATTGCCCGTATTCCTAAGTGGAACATTGAGATTGTTAAATCAGAGACAAGCCGAATTATTGAAAAAAGTGGGTGTAATTATCTCGAAGACCTGATTACATGTATACATGTAATTCAGTTGAAGATTTTGACTGCTGCTCGTGTTGGCCAAAAGCAAAAGAAGGTTGATCTTAATGTGATGGATGTGAACGAGTTTTGTCACAAATGTTACATTAACTCAGCGAGACAAATATACAGAAATGTATATCTCTTCGACATCGATGTTCCTCCATTACAACGACAGAAAAACAATCGTGAAGTTGAGATGATTGTCCAAGAGTGTATCCTTAATACGATACGCGAGAGTATTCCTGTGGAAACTATCCTGAAGTGTTATATGGATGAGACAACAGAGGAAGATATAACCGAAGAAATAAAGGAAGAAGATATTACTCCTGAGCCAGAGGTTAGTAATATTTCAACAGAGCCTCTAGTGTCTGATACCCCAGTATTAGTTAATACACCTAATGCTATTGAGTCAACTACTCACTCCGAACCGGTTACCCTTACATTTAACGATATTGATAAGGCTGTAGATGTAAATAAAAATGAGTTTGAAATAGATGCTCCCAAGAATATTTCACGCTTACAAGAAATTAGCGATACGCGTCATGCGGCGGCTCTTGCAGAAGATAATGAGGAATATGATGATGATAAACTTGTTATTTCAACCAATAACATTAAACTTGACGATATGGATATTCAAACTATCGACGAGCCTCGGATCAATATTCTCCCTCCGTTACTAGATGATATTGAGGTTTTAGAATAATAATATCGATATGTTACTTCTGCGTTGTATTCCATATAAGTTTATACTAAACTAGATAAATGAACACCTATTTAATTGCTGCCATTACTGTTGTGATGTATGCGATTATTCAAATTGCAGATGCTAAAATGGTTCAAAAAGAGCGTCCCGACATGAAGGCGATTGTGAGACGGAGTATAATGGTTTTTAGTAGTGTTATTGCTGGAACAGCATTATATCAACAGTTTTCTCCTATTGTTGGCGAGTTAGGCGATAAAGTTGGATCTATATCTGGTGGTAGCAATGCCAGTCCGACCCAAGTTTTTACCGACAAACCATCATTTTAATTTTGCCTTATCGTAAATAGAAAAATACAATATGTAGCAATAATTATGTATTACATAGATCCTTATAGAGGTTCCATGTAATATTACCTATTTTCAGTCATTTCGCTATAGACAGTTTCTTCCGATGATATAGACGAACCAGAAGATCTAGATCTAGAGTGTGTTCTTACAGAAGATGTGGTAGCGTTGTTTTTAATCTTTGCTTTGAGTAACTGCAGTTTTCCCAAATCAATCAATGGTATCAGTTTTTTGTTGATTTTTTCAACACATGATGCACATATAATAAGCGTTGTGTCATGCCAATGTGGGAAGTCTAAACTACAAATCTTGTCATCACATACCCCCGAACCGCATTTGTTACATGTATCGATGACATTGGCCGCATCACACATCTCACATGGGTCATATATTTTATTATTTCTGATAGAATGTGTAACATATTCAGGTATTGTTGGGGTTCCGAACCTATAAATCGTGCTCATGATTAAGACTGTTGTCTTTTGTTATATGTTCATGGTTACTGTATGCCAATTTATTTCAATTCTTTCGTGGTATTTTCAAGTTTCGTTTTCAAAACAGGAAAGTTGTCAATGTCCATGACATGTCCTATGTGCTTTGATGAGATGTCCTTCTTTTTCACTACAAACTGCGAAAACTCTGGTCTTTGCAATTGTGCTTCAGGGGTGTGTCGATGCACGTGACGCGCAATCATCTTGTACAGTTTGAAGGATGGATATCTCTCATCGCCATTTGATTTGTATAGTACGTTTCTCCCTGCGTCGTCCATGCACCATTCCTTGATGATTTTCATAATTTTATTGTTGGGATCAGATTCTGTTTCATCTTCAACATCGTCATAAATTGAGCATGCTAGTCTGCACAGGTCAAAACTGAAGTTTGGGTCTATACGTGGTTTGTCACTATTATAGTAGGGTTCTGTATTATATTGTGTGGATGCGTCTGCCCCAGGTTTAAAACTATCACTACACATGACCATGTCGTTGTATGTATAGATACTGCGTCCAAAATCAATTATTTTAGCAATACGACCAAAAGTAGGAACTTTATAGTATGAGTTTCCGAACTTGTACAACAGGAATGCCTTGTTGGTTTCGTTAAACATAATATTACTGCTATGTAGGTCGTTATGGGTAAATGAAAAGACCTTTTGGTATGTGAGTAATGTCATAATTACTTGCATGAAGATACTAATCCATTCATCATCTGATAATTCTTCGCTGGCGATAAGTGTGTCTAGAGTGTATTCCATTTTTTCCATGAAAACTACTTCCACTGGGAAACGGGGGATAGTGGCTAGTACAATGGGTTCATCGTCATCAGAACCTGATTCGTCACTCCATTCATCGCTTGAACCACTATCAGTTTCATCTCCGTCTTCATCACTTCCTGAGGTGCATGATGTTCGCGACGAACAACTTGACGAAGAATCATCGTCGCAAATGTTCATATCAGAGTCCATATCTTCTGTAATTAATTTGGTGGATGTATCTGTATTAGTTTCAATTATTTCTAGGTCAGTTGCAACTAAATCATCTAGTGATATGATATTTGATGTTTCAGTATTCTCTAATGTCTCGAAAAGGTCGTCGTATGCTATATCACCGATGTCTGATACATTCTGGTCTATATTGACATCTGAGTTGTCCATTACAGATGTGATAGATATGGGTGGCATTCGTCCATTTTTTGCAGTGCCCGTTTCGATAATATCGTTGATGAATAGTGAATAATCTTCTACCTGAAAATCAACGTTCTTGTGTGTATTAAAAAAGGTGGAACCATGTAGGTATTCTAAATCATCGTATATATTTACAGGCATATTGCGTTTTACTCCAATGAATGCACCATAATAAGGAACGCCGTGCACAAAGTTTGTGTGTTCCTGGAGAGTTGATGTAAAATAGGTGAACAATCCGTCTACATAGGCACTGTTGTTTGTATCAAGTATACAAGGTGCTGATGCATGTGCGTCGGTATATGTGGGTAGATCGAATATATCATTGTTATGAAACGTCTTTCCTGTTAAAAACTTGTATGGGTCTGTTAATGGCACAATCTTACAAAATATGGATTTTGTAGTTTTTTTTCCGTTTTCATTCATCAACTCGGCACGATATATCACAGGCGTTTCTTTTTCAACAATCTTGCTTATATGTAGAGATGACTGCATATTTACAGAATCGCAGTTGGTTTCGTTCATTTCAAAAAACCTGTCATAGATGGGTATATAGTTTTGGATATATTCCATTTCCATAAAGGTTTCTTCCTTAAGTTGGTTGAAAAGTTCGTGATTTCGACGTTTGCTGTAGTTAACCCGACAAGAAGAATCAGTATGAGAGTTCATTATCCACTATAAATATTTATAACTGTCCGTATAAACGCTTTAATTTTTGACAATACATATGCGTTCGAGACAATCAATTAGAATAGACATGATATATTATACTATACCGATTTACTATATGACGCTCGAACTTAAAAAGTTTAGCATGAAAACGATTAGTTTTAAACCAGATGAGTCAAAAGGACCCGTTTGTGTTCTTATAGGAAGAAGAGATACTGGAAAAAGTTTTTTAGTTCGCGATTTGCTATATTACCATCAAGACATACCGATCGGTGTTGTAATCGCAGGAACAGAAGAAGGCAACGGATTTTATGGAAAACTTGTTCCGCGTCTGTTTATTCACACCGAGTATAGTTCAGGTATTATTGAAAATATACTTAAACGGCAAAAAGGAGTGCTAAAACAAATCAAAAAAGAACTTGAGACCAAGAAGCGTTCTACAATTGACCCACGGACGTTTGTTATACTAGACGATTGTTTGTATGACGCTTCTTGGTCTCGAGATAAACTAATGCGACTTCTTTTCATGAATGGACGTCATTGGAAGGTGATGCTCATCATCACTATGCAATATCCGTTGGGTGTCCCTCCGACATTGCGTACCAATATCGATTATGTGTTTATCCTGCGTGAGCCGTATATCGCGAACCGAAAGCGCATTTATGAAAATTATGCGGGCATGTTTCCTACACTTGAATCATTCTGTCAGGTTATGGATCAATGCACTGAAAACTATGAATGTCTTGTTATTAACAACAATTCAAAGTCAAACAAACTTAGTGACCAAGTTTTTTGGTACAAAGCCGATTCACACAATGACTTTCGGTTAGGGTCAAAAGAGTTTTGGGATTTATCTAAAAACATGGGTTCAGATGACGAAGATGAAAAGTACGATCCATCCACAAGTAAAAAGCGTGGTGCAGGTCAGACTATTAATGTTAAAAAGTCCAAATGGTAACCCTAATTACGTATTAATATGATATCATGTAGAACATACTATCATATAATAAATATCAATTTTCAAATGATGCCAACGGTTTACGCTTCATCTGACGACTTGCCACCTCCACCAACTTTGAGTGTTGTATTATCTGGTGCACCAGTAATAATACTAGAAAGGCCTCTGTCGGTGTTTAGATCGGTAACTATATCTTCGCCTTCGAAAAGTTCGGAACGAATGTCTCCTACGGAAACTTCTTCCTTTGAACCTCCTAACACTGCCTCTTGGCTATTAATACCTCCAATGGAAATGAGATTACCATCTTCATCTACGTCTTGTGTGAGGACAGTATTGTGTAGTTCTGCCTTCTGAACATTATCCCTAATGGCCTCTGTCTTGGTATCTTTTACACGCTGTTCGAATGCTAGTTTAGCAAAATCTTGATTTTTAACTTTCTCTTGCATAAGTTTATTTAGTTCGTCTTCCAAATATTCGACACGCCCCGTCTTGTATGCATCAGGTTCCCATGGCATCCACATACCGATTGGTCCTACATACACATCGTGGTTAGGATCTATTTCACGCAACATCTTGCATCTAAGTTCTGCTTCTTCCAGCGAAGGGTATACGCCACGCACTTTTAGACCTCTCACAGAGGTTTGGAAATTGTGCACGCGTAAAAACTCTGCATCAAGTTGTTCCTCTTTAGCATCAATAAAGTTTTTGTAGTCGATGTCTACTGTAGTATCTTTTAGAGTGTCAATCTCATCTTTAGCAAACCCTTTAAAGTCCTCGATGAGTGCTTCGGTTGAAAGATTGTATTTGAAACTCAAGAAGTTTAAAAACTGATGATACTTTTCCATAGATTTAGATAACTCATATTCCTTCAAAAACTTTTCAAAGAAAAAAATATTTTTACTCTTTAGCGTAGTCTCTGGAGATACGAATGAAACACAAGCAAACTTCTGGTTTGCGATTGGCTTATCTTCATCTAGTACATCAACATATTTTGTATTTGGAGTTCCGTCCTCTTTTAGTTTTCTAGGAAAAGCAGATGAAGTTGAGGTGGTCGACGACATTATGTATTACAGAGAACGGTATATCTAAGTTCTTTGAAATACGACAATCAGTGAGATGCCTATATTTAGTGAGTATTTACTATCTAAACACATATATCTCGAAATATTTTCTCAACAATACATATAATACAATGTTTGACGCCACTGAGTTGATAAAACGTGTCATTAAATATCTTGTTGAAGGTCTTATGGTAGCCATCGCCGCATACGCAATCCCCAAGAGGTCTTTGAACATGGAGGAAATCGGTCTTCTTGCTTTGACTGCTGCTGCAACATTTAGCATTTTGGATACCTACATTCCTAGTATGGGTGTAACCACTCGCTCTGGTGCCGGATTCGGTATTGGTGCTAACCTTGTTGGCTTCCCTGGAGGCCTCTAAGTCGAATGGTAGTAGTTAATTGGTGTATATATGGAATAATTCTTTCATATATACTTCTTTTCAGGTGTATTCCTATATTGTAGGTATAAATTCCCAGTCTAATTCATCGCATATTTTTTTCCAAATAGAATCCTGTTCTATTAGTTTTTCACGATCTTTTAGCATAGGAATATGTTCTAAATAAATAATTTGGTCGAGAAGTTCAAATAGTTTATACACTACATAGTAGTAATGTAGAAAGTTCACACGATAATCGGGACAATGTTTTGCATACGGATACTGAATTTCCATAAAAAAATTACACAATGTTTTTTCCAACTCTTGGCTTATCAACACTGGTTGAATCCCTAACTTGTTCTTGATAAAATTAATGTGTTCGTAGTATTTGTTATATCCTAACTTCTTCAACAGGTCTTTACACTTGTAATATGTGAGGTCAGTCAGGTTAATACGCTCTTTCTTAATCTGAAGTTTTAGATTCTCTATCACCTCAGCAGGAATCTGAGTCGTCTCTTTACCTTGAAATTGTGACAAAATCTCTTTGAAATGATTGATCTTCTTATACGCATAGAAACACACTTCTTTAGGAGGTTCTTTATAAGATGGTTTATCATTTTCAATGAGATATTTAACACTATTGCTACATTCATTACAGATCATAACCCCTTCGTCTTCGATTGGTATCAACTCACCCTTGTAACAAGACTTGCATATATCTGTTGGATATACATATTTATCCACATCTAAAAAGTTAGTATCGATATTCGACAAATATTTTTGAATGATTGTCTGGTTATTATTCTCCATACTACGAACAATATTCTCCGCATCTGTATTTAGCTTAAAAAATACATCCAACTTTTTATTTGGAACTATATTATCACTACCGTCCGATATCTTTTTCTTATTTTCAAAGTAATCGAACACATATTTAGAGTTTCCTAGAAAATAATCCGACTTGGTTTTCTTTAACGACCGTATTTCGGCCTTGATAGCACTTATCCTATCAGCCCGCTCTAATTGTTGATCTAACCTTTGTCCTGAAACAGCGGTGATAACATATCTAGAATACTTCTCTTTCACCGTTCTCAACTCCGCAGTAAGTTCTTGAATGCGAACTTCATCTTGTGAAAACTTGGTTATTTTTTCAGAGTGTTTTCCATCGAGAGTTATGATGCTTTTCTCACTTACTATGATCTTTTTGTCTGTCTTTGGTTTGAATGATGGCATACAACAGACAACGATGTTAATACTAAGTATACGCGAATAACTCTATTTAGTTATAACATATATTACTACTATCTATATAGCATCCATCGTAAAAATGAGAGAGAAATGCTATGTACACAATATAGATTATGGATATAGTTCATACAGTATCTTCGAATGACCTTACCACAATAGACGCATCTACTATTGCAAGAATGTCTTTCGTTTATAATGCGATCAATGATGGATGGACTGTACGAAAAAAAAAGGATAACTATGTATTTACAAAACCACATGATAACCGCAAAGAAATATTCGAATGTTCTTACCTAGAATCGTTTGTAACACAAAATATGAATATAATCACAACTTTCAAATAAGCGGTATATTCAGGGTATTTAGGCGTTTTTCTCGGATTTTTTATCTTTACCAATAGTATAACTACAATGGGAGGAGGCCTTATGCAACTCGTCGCCTACGGCGCACAAGACGTTTACTTGACCGGTAATCCTCAGATTACCTTCTGGAAGGT